TGAAACTCTAACATGACCCTTGATAGTAGATGTAGAGTCATCAATTGTCCTTAAGAATGACTGAATATCTGTCCCATTATCATCAGTATCATCAATATACAATAATGTTGCAGATGATAAATCTGTGTCGTTAAATCTTAACTTTCCTTGACCAGGGTCAGAGTCAGTTGTTGTAGTGTCAAATGTATAATCAAATGTTGCGCCGCCAAAGTTTCCATCAGTACCTGTAGTACCTTGAGTTCCTGTTGCACCTTGAGTTCCAGTAGTTCCCTGAATACCTTGGATTCCTTGAATACCTTGGATACCTTGAGAACCAGCATCACCAATAATGGAGATAGTCATAAAGACTTCATCGCCATTACTAATGCTTGCCCAACCATCTCTATCAATATAGTCAATATCTAAAGTTCTCCAAGAACCATTATCAGTTTGACCAGTTACATAGAACTTAGCATTTACTGTTGGAGTATCTTTTTTGTAAAGAACGACTAGAGCTTTATTAGTACTTGAGGAGTCATCTAAAGTATCAAGAAGTGGACCAATACCTATAGAATTATTATCAGTTTCACTTACATAAGCACTGTAAGAACTTCCTGGTGATCCTGTTGTCCAATCAATACTAAATCTAAAATCTCCTGTTCCTGGGTCTGCAGCAGTTGTGGAACTATCGAAGTTGTATGTAATGCCATAAGCATCAATACCAGCATCACCTTGTGTACCTTGAACACCCTGAATACCTTGGATTCCTTGAATACCTTGGATACCCTGAATACCTTGGATACCCTGAATACCTTGAATGCCCTGGATTCCTTGAGCACCATCTGTTCCTTGATCCCCATCTGCTCCTTGAGTTCCAGTAGTTCCCTGAATACCTTGGATACCCTGAATACCTTGGATACCCTGAATACCTTGGATACCCTGGATTCCTTGAGCACCATCTGTTCCTTGAGCCCCATCTGCTCCTTGAGTTCCAGTAGTTCCCTGAATACCTTGAATGCCCTGGATTCCTTGAGTTCCAGTAGTTCCCTGAATACCTTGTGGACCGGCAGATTCAAATGCAGTGATAGTTAAAACATCACCAACGGCCGCCCCAGATGTCAATACAACACTTGTTCCATTAGTAGCAGTGAAATCATCTGGGTCTAAGTGGGAACCATTAAGGAAAACATCAAGATTTCCAGCAGAATATGCTAAGGTATTTGTATTATCATCTGCTCCACTAAAAGTTGTTTGATTCGCAGTTGCAGTATAAGTAAATGAAGACCTAGTGAAACTTGATCCTTGGACACCCTGAATACCTTGGATTCCTTGAGTGCCTGTTGTTCCTTGAATACCTTGAGAACCATCTGCGCCTTGAGTTCCAGTAGTTCCCTGAATACCCTGGATTCCTTGAGTTCCAACTGTAGATGGGTCTACCCAATCAGTTCCTGTTGCTGTTGACTTGAGAATATAACCACTAGTTCCTGAATCATTATTGGAATCATAAAATGCGCCAGTAACTTTTAAATCACCATTAACATCTAGAGTTACCGATGGTTGTGTAGAACCAATACCAATATTTCCTGCAGTAAAATATGCGTTATAACTATCAGTTCCTGTTCCTACCCTAAATGGGTTGATGACAATAACTGTTGTTCCAATACCTACATTTTTGGATGCGTAGAGATATCCGTCGTAAGTGTTGAGAGCTACTTCTCCTAGTGGCAGCTGCCCCGGGGTCGGAATTTTGCCATATACAGCCGACCGTTTTAGCTTGATTATTGGATCTGCCATCTTTTAAGCGTCTATGTAGTCATTTCTACCAGTATATACTGGCATTTTTAATATTTATGCGAAATCTCCTGCGTCTTTAGTTGTTCTTTTTGTCTTTGGTAACTTTGTTTTTAGTTCTGCAATAGTTTTATTAAGACCTTCAATAGTTTGTCTATACTTTAATTCTCTTGCTTCTAAAGCAATATTTTGATTAATAGCATCAAAATATTTGTTTTGATATATTGCAATCAAATTCTTATAATCCTGTTCATCCATAAAAAAAAGAGGGAGATTAACTCCCTCTATTTAGAGTATGTTATATGGATCAGAATGAGCCGCCATCAATTGTTGCGTTTGTGATTACAATCGTGTTGCCATCACATCCAATTACTTCATCAGTTGTGCCACTGCAACCAGAGACATACAGAGAAGCAACTTCTAATGCACCACCAGTGTTGTTGGTCAGAACTCCAGAAGATTCTGAAACATCTGCGGAAACAACAACTCTTGAAGTACTATCATCCCAGTAAACACCTGCTTTTTTAGCAGAACCGGAATAATAGTTGAACAGAACACCAATGTCCTTGTTTAGGTCAGATGATGGTGCAGAGCCATCAACCATACCAAGATCAAGAAGTTGGTCTTCAATAGTTGTTTGTGATGTATTAACCTGCGTTGTTGAACCATTAACATAAAGATTTCCGGCAACAGTCAAGTTCTGAGCAAGTTCAACAGCACCAGTGCTATCGGTAATTGTAATAGCGGCAGTGCCATCATTTGCCTTAACAGCAGATGCTTGAACGGTTGGAGTTGTTACTGAAGTTGTAACTGTAACAGCAGAAGGAAGACCAATTGTTACTGTTTGACCAGAAGCAGCTGTTTCAATTTCGTTTGCAGTACCTGCAATAGTTAGAGATTGTGAATCAAGATCTACAGCACCAGTTCCAGAATCTCCAGCAACATCAAGATCTTGAGCGGTTACTTGAGAATCAACATAAGATTTAATTGCCTTTGCTGATGCTAAGGTATCATCAGAAGCAGAAACGGTGGCAAGATCAGTGTCAACCGATGTAATTGCAGTTCCGCTACCAAATGTAGTATTGGTTATTGTTGCATTTGTAATCGTTGCGGTTGCTACTGTAGCTGCTGTAGCAACATTAATATTATCTAACTCAACAACACCAGCAATATCGTGCGTTGCTCCATTGACATCCAGAGAACTTGTTACTGTAAGAATGCCAGCAATAGTAACATCATCAGGTAGACCAACCGTTACAGTTCCATTTGATCTAGAGACATTAACCTCGGCATCAGTTCCAGCAATCGTGAGAACAGCACCACTAGCACTATCAGCAAGAGTTACATTTCCAGACGAAACTGAAAAATCTCCATTATCAAATGATGCAACACCCTTATTAGAGTCTGTTGCATCTTCTGCAGCAATAGTGATTGTATTATCACTTACTGTGGTGTCAATGGCTTCCCCACCAGTAAAGGTTAATGTATCGGTTAAAAGGTTAACAGTGTCATCAGAACCAGAATCAGCACCAACTGTTAAAGTAGCTACTGCATCAATGAATGATAGAGTTCCAGAACCATTTGTGGCAAGAACCTGATTATTACTACCATCTGTCCCTGGCATTGTATATGTTACAATACCCGCAAGACTATCAGGTGCTTTGAGGGTGATGAAAGAAGTGCCGTTATCAGTGCCTTCTACTAAGTTAACTCCACTGCCAACTGTGGCAGAGTTAATTGACCAATATCTACCAGATCCAACAAATTGATTATTTGATGTCGTGGAATCGATACCAACATAAAGATCATAACTGTCGGTAGTAAAGCCTGGTTCACCTGCCCTCAGTCCAGGGAGATTGCTAAGGAGGCCTCTCTTAAACTGAATTACGGGAGCCGCCATCTTCTTTAATTTACATTACTTTTTACTATTTAGACTAAAAACTTCCTCCATCATATCTGAAGTTTGCACCTTCTCTTGGTTCAACTTCGACTTCCAACTGGTCTACAAAAGAATCATCAATATCTCCGTCTTCAGCAGATACAGATAATGCAGTGTCAAATGGTATTAAATCGAATTTGTCACTGGTTGAATTGTATCTCATAACATAACGATTTTTTGCTGCTGTAAGTGGAGCAACATCCAAATCAACAAGATCTCTAAGTCTAGTTGCCATTAGAAACTCCCTGCATCGATGTCTCCTGCTTGAACTCTACCAAAATCCAACTCGTCTTCCAACTGAGTTACAAATGAATCTTCAATATCTGCATCTGACGCTGATTGGAATAATGCCTCATCTGGAGTTGATAATACAAATTTATTGGTGGCACTGTCATATGTAACTAATAAACCATCTTTTGTTAAATCTAATGTTCCAAAATTAGTATCTCCCATTTCAGCAGCAGCTGATGGATTACGAACAGATCTAATTGACGGTTTGGTTATTCTTGATTTTTTTGTTATTGTATTTGAAGTTGTTACTTTTCTAACTACTGGCATGATTATGTTGTAGTAATGCCTGCTTCTACCAAAGCCATCCCCTCTACCAATCTAGAAACTGCACCTGAAGGAGATTCTAAACGAACATCATATTGATATCTTCCTGGAGTTAGTCCAACTGTAACTCCGCTTGTCATGGCAATTGATACTTCTCCAGTAGATCCTGTTATTGAAACTGAAAATGATGTGGATGATGTAGAACTAAAATGTTTTTTTATTCTAGCAGTTCCAGTATAACCAGCAAGGTTTGATGCAGAACCATCACTTTCGGTTGAAGTGAAAGTTTCTCTAAAATCCGCACCTTGAGGAATAACTATATTAATAACAGGATTTGCTGCCATGATCCTTTTTTAACTATTTAGTCTCGTCTTTATCTATATTGCTATTCTTCAAAAGTTTTGATAATTCTGCAGTAGAACCAACAAAGAGAGCATTGGTCACATTAGTTGGACCTTTAGTATGGGTTTCTTCTTCAACATCTTTAAGTTTCTTTTGCAACTCCATTAACTTATCCGTAGCATCAGCCACATTTTTGATTAATTGACCAGCAACCTCATATGCTCTAGGCATTTCACTCTCTTGTGCTAACTCAAGAATTCCATTAATTGCTTCTTGTCCCTTTTCAATAATGGAATATAAATTACCTCTCGTATATTCATAATCTTTTTTTATATCTTCCACAGAAGAAGTAGAAAGATTCTTTGGTTCTTCTTTTACTGGATCCGTAGAAACGATGTCTGCAGCAACATCAAAAGTTTCATTGAGTTCATCAAAATTTTTTGTCATTTTCATTTCTCTATCAATAACTTACACTGAAACCAAAATCGTCTCCATCTTGAATGAGTGCATCGTCCGCATTTGTAATGGACTTAATCGCTTCCCCTTTAACATGTTTGGTTGGAGTTGTCTTATCTTGCCCTCTTTTAACCTTGATACTATCAGTGAGAACATCAAGCACATACAATTCCTCACCATCCAGTTCAATGTATGTATTTTCTGTAATTGTGGAAGGATCTGCAACCTTGAATAAAACATCGCCAACTTCAATGTCTTGTTCAAGAGTTGTGAGAACTGTTCCTGTGTAATTCTTAATTGCTCTTGGTTCAACAGCATATGTGAGATCTCTTTGTGGAGTTCCTGTTCCAGTAGATCCAGCAACATATCCAATAGATACCTTTTTGACAATATCGGAATTTGCAGAAGAAACAGGGCCAAACAAATAAGTCTTTGCACTAAACCTTAAAGTGTATACAAGTGCTCTCCGTGTAGAGAAATCTCCCTCATAATCATCATTCATACTAATGCTTTCAAGAGTAACGGGAATATCTCTTTTTTCGCCAATAGATTCTACCAAATTGACCGACATCGTATATGCGGGTTGAAAATATGGTAAAATTTGCTCAATGATTTGAAGCATATCATCATTTAACTTGGTCATAATAGCCAATTCAAACTCCATATTATATGGAACTGGCATATATGCAGTTTGAATTGAAGTCTTATCAGATGTAAGTGCTTTTTTAAACTTTTGAGTTTGCGTTACTTTTCTCGACGGGTCATATGTAAGACCAATAAACTCAAAGGACATTCTTGGTAAAGAAAGAGAAACTGATTTATTCAGTTCTGGTTGTTGAGTAATTCTTGCCAAGAATTTTTGCGTAGGGCCATATGCCAAAGGAACTCTAAACTGGTTATTTACATTTCCAGAAGAATCTTCCTGTTTAATTTCTATATCATTAAACAGAGAACCGAATGATATAATGGTTCTTCTAAAAATTTCGTTATAAAAATATTCAAACATTGGATCGGTTCTTTGTTTAACTATTATTTATGGGCTCAGGGCATACCGAATGGATTTCTCTCACTGAAGTCAATAATACTATCTGCTTCACTCTCTATTTCTTCATTTGATGTGAATCCTGTTTCTGGATAAGATGCGGAAGAAAGTTTGTAACTTGCTGAAGAAGCAGAACCAACAATTTGCTCCCCAACAACAAAGTCTCCATCTGCTCGGTAGATTTCTAGCGATCCTCCATCGGCAACCCAATTGAGAACTCTTGCTGTAGAACCAGAAATAGAACCAGTAACAATTTCGTTCTTCTGGAAAGTTCCAACTCCAGTCTGATTTGGTGCTGCAATTGTAATAGTTGGTGGTTCGGTGTATCCCAGACCAGCATTAGTGAGATAAATCGCACTAATTGTTCCAGCAGCACTAACAACAACTGTTGCAGCTGCAGAAACTGTTGAAATTCCACTGAATGTTACAAGTGGTGCAGTTGCTGTCGTATAACCAGAACCTCCACCAGTAATAGTGACAATTCCAAGAACACCGTTGCCAATGGACGCAGTTGCAGCAGCTCCAACACCATCACCGATA